TACTGAGATGTACATTAAGGACAACATTCTCGACGGGTCATCATTCTGTGAAAATAGGTTTTGTGAATCTATGAAGACCATCGATGACGGAACTCTCAAAGAATTACTCAAGTATTTTGATGATCGAGACATGTCCATCTCCCATACATACATCGAGAGCTGCCTGGTCCCGAATGACCTCCCCGAAGAACTCAAGAAGTTTGCGGAATCTATAGACTACAAAGAGATACAGACCTTTTATGACTTCCTAGAACTTTAGATTGTAATGAAGTATCCCATAACCTATCAATTACATTGATGATTCGCGGCCATGACTGGAGCGTAGCGACCCAATTTCTCTTTACTCTTACCTTTCATTAAATACTTTCTTATACTTTTCAAAACTAATTTACTTTTACTTTTCATGAAATAGTTTAAATAAACTATTAGGATATATCTCAACCCAATGTATCTATAAACTTTCAAAACTAATTTACTTATACTTTTCAAAACTAATTTACTTTTACTTTTCATGAAATAGTTTAAATAAACTATTAGGATATATCTCAACCCAATTTACTTTCACTTTTTAATCATAATATTTCAAAATCATGGCTAACACTACAGCTCCAGTCATCAATGGTATGTCCCAACCAGGCTCTGACTTTTCACCCCAACCCAACGTAAAATATACACTCAAAAATACACCCAATGCTCTCAATGTAGCCTCAAATCGTACATCCATCTTTATCATCAGTTAAGATTTTTATATCATCCCCACCAAAACAACAATCAGTTAAACCGGGATCCCAAACATTACCATGTGTCTCACATAAAGGACAATTCACACCAATCTCATCAATTCCATGCGTATGCTCAGGTTGAATCTTCTTAGGCTTTGGGGGCTTCTTCACCCTAGGTACCTTACTAGGTCTTGGCGGCCTATCACCATGCATCCTACAATAACAGGAATCGGGGGACGCCCTATTCCTACAATGTGTTCCCTTACCAGTCACACCCTCACATATCGGGACAAGGTCCGGAACGGGGACATCACTAGGTTGGAGGGTCGCCACTATCTCCCTTAAGGCTTTCAACTCCGCAAGTATAGCATCCATCGCCCTTGGGGGGGGGGAGTTTTGAATAAAACAACCGGGATGGAGACATCACTTAGGTCTAAAATCATCGACTACGACCAACTCCCGTATCTATCCCACCATTTCCACCTCCACCTCCCGGAAAGCCTGTTCCAGTATCTGGGTGAGTCCATGCTGGTGTAGAACTTCCACAATAGAAGTCGGGCATTACACCTGCACAATTGGTACTGGGGGTGAATGATAGGGTAGTAGAGTTGTTTTTTTTCTCAAAAATTTCACATTGAAAATCTGGAACTTCAAAATCGGGTGCTTTCTCTGTACCATCCAATGCTGTGTTTACATCCGCCGTATTTCTAAAAAAATTTACAGGGTATTTACCAGTACTTCCTGAGGGGGTTAGGTCCGGACACGCCTTTCCGGTACCCTTAGGATCTCTAAAATCTCCAGTAGCCGTTTTCGAAAAATATCTATATCTAGAAGCACACCTATAACCCGTCGACAAAAAAGTATATTGATTGTTTCTATCATTCAATGTAGTACCGGCGTAGTCTTCTAAATCGATAGATTCTATTCGACAATCATAATGACATAATTCATCTAGTTTTTCATTTGATTCGCTACATAATGTCCCATTTCCAGTCCTAGTGTATTTTCTCCTATACTCACCATCTACATCTTGAACACACCCCTCATACCCACCAACTTCTTCCCACTCCCCAACGAGACTAGTGGAGCAACAGGATAGATTGTTACAGGATTGACTTTTGATATCACCTTTATTATCACAAGTACCATTATTTATAGCAGCTGTTGATACATCCCATGTCTGAGTTTGTGTACCTCCACCACATGTCCGACTACATTCACCCCATGTCCCACTCCAATCACCCACACAATCTACGTCACAATCTACTTCCTGTGTCAAAGGTCCACATGTGGTTCCACTGTTTATAGCAGAGGTTATTGTAGTTCTTGTCTGTGACTGTTTTCCAGTACTACTATTACACGTGCCACTGTCTGCCCAACCACAAACAGCATTCACATCACAATCTACTTCCTGAGTATCAATTCCACATGTGGTTCCACTGTTTATAGCAGAGGTTATTGTAGTTCTTGTCTGTGACTGTTTTCCAGTACTACTATTACACGTACCACTGTCTGCCCAACCACAAACAGCATTCACATCACAATCTACTTCCTGTGTATCAATTCCACATGTGGTTCCACTGTTTATAGCAGAGGTTATTGTAGTTCTTGTCTGTGTTTGAAATCCATCTGTACTACACGTACCACTGTCTGCCCAACCACAAACAGCATTCACATCACAATCTACTTCCTGTGTATCAATTCCACACGCGGTTCCACTGTTTTGAGCAGCAGTTATTGTAGTTCTTGTCTGTGACTGTTTTCCAGTACTACTATTACACGTGCCACTATTTGTCCAATCATCCTGTACACAATCCACATCACAGTCTATATACTGTGTCCAAGGTCCACATGCGGTTCCACTGTTTTGAGCAGCAGTTGTTATGTTTCGATTTTGTCGTATTCTCCCAGTTAATGAATCACAGGTACCTTCATCTACCCAATCATCCTGTACACAATCCACATCGCACGCTCTAGTGACCTCTTCGGGTGATACATTACCAAATCGATCAGTTTTTTCACAATATTGGGGATTCAATGTATATTTTTGAAATCCATCTGTACTACACGTTCCCTCTACAGGTTCATAATCATCATCTTCACAGCATCGGAGTTCTTTCGAACATCCGTCATTTGTAGTAGTTGTGGTCGTATCGGTATATCTTTGTATACATGTTTCACCCTCTCCGAATGGATGTGTTTCAATTTGTCTAGTTATTGTATCGATTCCGATTTGATCACATCCAGCAAACTTACATCCAGAATGCGTCTCATTTATAACACAATTAACTGATTCTTTTAGAGCATTACATGGTTCAGTTTTGTAAAGATGACAATTTTCTTTTACCAAATCCTCATACGACATATTGTTACCAGCTCTGTAAAGTAGATGGACCCCAATTTTTCTATCGTCACTAATGAGATTCATATCATAAGTACCATCCTCCAGTCTAACCTCACTAGCCTCGATTGTATTCAATGGTATTGGTTTAGAAACTTGCTGTCCAGGAGTAGGGTTAAGATACTCGTTTACCGACTGTTGAGTGAAACATATAGCCTGTCCTGATTTATCAGATATGTAGGCATATTCTGATGTTGTATAATTACATCCTATACCCTGCATGGGGTCTCCATTTAGTGCCACTTGATTACAACTCACATTACATGCAGTTGGCATACTCGCTGCACATACACCACCGGGGTTTGCATACTCTAAATATTCTTGAACGGTAGAAAAACCAGCTTCTATAGCATCCTCTAATGTAATATTTGCATTAATCAATTGTAGTTGTTCTCTCCCACTACCACAGTAGCCAGACGCTCTCCCAAGTATTTCCTGATCACCATTAGTTTTCACTCCTATACAATCGGCACCATCAATTATAGAATAGTCTTCGGGGTTTACACTACATGTATTTGGACAATCGATATCACAGTCTTCAAATGTAAAAGATTCACATGTTCCACCAATAGCACCTTTTATAATAGTTGGATACTTTTCTCGTGTACCCGCACCTTCACCACATTTTTGATTTACTTTAGGTTTGCATTCACTATATGTGTATCCAGAAATTTCACAATCAATCGCTTGAGTACCTGTAAAATTTGCCCATTCTACACAACCATCACCCTGTGGTAAATATCCCATCTTACACCCCTTGAATATACAATTTTTATCTGCGTCCAATTCGTATACACCATTTACATCATCCCCTGAACATGTTGTATCTGTATCATTCCATATATCCTTAAGAGATAGTTTACCACTCATCAGATCCCGAAAAATATCAAATGCAGTTCTTTCTTTATCACTCATCTCGAGACCCCCATATATAACTCCAATCGTACATAAAAAAGATACTAACAAAATAATAGGTACCACTTTACCCATTGGGGCCATATTATACCATTAGATTTTTTTACATACACCTTCATCATCCTACAATATGTTCCCTTACCAGTCACACCCTCATATATCGGGACAAGGTCCGGAACAGGGACATCACTTAGGTCTAAAAACCCCCCGAACCACTCACTTCTCGCCGTGCTATTTTATATGTCACAGGTGAGCATAATCCCGTGAGATCAAGATCGCTTCTCGCCGGGCACACGGTCCATGTGAGTATCTGTGGGTCGGCAACCAAATCCTGTCCATACCCCGCCTTCTTTTCAATCTGAGGACCTCTATAATATATATATTGTTTGGATCTCCAACCTTGAAAGTCCTCACCATCACCACCCGCTAACTCAGTCAGATCCTCGTTCGTCGCGCCCAGAGTTTCACTAATTAATTTACCATTCCAATAGATTTTAATTGCGGTTGTTTCAGGGTCGTATATCCACACAGTGAGCGAATCCTCGAATAACCCACCGTTCTGTTTGCGCCACATAACATTCGCTGCAGCGGTACCAGTTTCTGAGTAAAACGATGCCGGATTTATTCTATATATATACCTATATTTATCAAAATTTCCTACATCATTTGTAGTTTGGACATCTCGCGCTTCTACAATAGCGTCTTTCTCAGCTTTTGTTAACCAGTATTCCTTTAAGGGCTCCAAATCTGGATATTCATGTTGGTTAACACACACCCTTAATACATTATATATAGCATCGAAGGGGGGTACAGTCAGCTGCCCCGCTTGATTAAGTTTCTGACCTCTATAAAATACATGTGTGTTGTTCATCACCATCGTCACATCTTTATTTTCAGGAAACAACTCAAATAGCAAAGTACCATTAAAATATACATAGGTCATTAAATCATGTGTCGTTAACCACACCGTCACGTCCGTGGCGACTTCTTGATCGGAGTTATACCGAAACGCCCACCCGTCGTTTTCGATAGCGTTCTTGTACCATTTAAATTTATAATTTCCATAACTACCCACATCAGTTAGATCCGAGCCACTCTCTTCACAATCTACATCCTGATAACCAGGTTCAGGTTCAGGTTCAGGTTCAGGTTCAGGTTCAGGTTCAGGTTCAGGTTCAGATTCAGATTCAGATTCAGATTCAGATTCAGTTTCAGGATTAGTATTCTCAAAGCCGTATAGATCAGCCATTATACAGTCATTATTTTCACCAATTTGGTACCCGATAAGACAATTATTCAACTTACATTCACCTGAAACACCTGTTTTATAAATACCCTTTATGTCTGAAATTCCTTCAGGTATACATTCTTCCCCACTCTGATCTAAAACACACTTACCAGATGCATCTTGGGTGTATGTATCTTTACAACGATCAAAATTACATTCAATTTCGTTGTCAATAATATATTTAGCGTTTTCGTCATCACCTTTACATTTATCACCTTCACCTGGAAGAACTAATAAGTACCTCCCAACCCCAAGCAATATAAATAATACACAACTAAGTATGAGTATCGTTACTATGATTACAAGTCTATCATCTGTATTTAATGATATATTACCTACTCGATATTTCATCTGTTATAATACTAGATATTTATTACGTATTCACTCATACAGATTATACTTTCACCCCAACAGCCAAAAAATCAACAAATGCGTCATTTTGGTTGAAGTTGGGCTGGTGTGTCGTCAATTGATAACCATCTTCGTGTCCTAAAACAATACATCCATCTGAATCAATAACTTTAAGGGTAGTACTAAGTATATTATTGTCAGTAGTAGTTTCATCTTCAATAGTTGTATTATTGTAATGTACCCAACTTGCATCTTCCAAGCTCCAAGTTGCATAACTGTGTACATTCTTTCCGGTATAATACGTATTAATAGGAGTAGTAACAGTACATCCCGATTCATCTCCGTCGTTAGCACCAGGTCCATCATCAGCGCCACCACCACCATCTTCATCTCCGTCGTTAGCATCAGGTTCGGGATCATCACCATTAGATTCATCTTCTAATTCAGCCATTATACATATATCATTTTCACCAACTTCATATCCAATAATACAACTATTGAATTCACAGACGTTTGATACATTTGTCTCGTATATGGCATTTGCGTCTGGGGTTCCCTCTGGTGTACAACCCTGTCCACTTTGATCTAAAACACATATACCAGTACTATCTTGGATGTATGTAGTATCTTTACATCGAACAAATTTACATTTACCTTCTTCATCAGTAGTATACTCAGCATTTAGATCCTCCACTCCTTTGTGAGTGCATGTTTTATCTTGATTGTTCAAATACAATACAATTATACTCACGATAAGTACTATACAAATAAGTACAACTATAATCATAGTTTTCTATTATTAATGTATATTATAATCACAATGAACAGACCCCCCAGTTTTTGAATTTATGAATTCACTGACCTATCGATAATTCATCCCTTCTAATATCGACATAGCCCTTAGGTGGTTTGTCTGCGCAGGTAGTTATGAACGACGTCCTATCTTCTTCGAAATATTTCCCACACCAGTGTAGTCTACCCAAATAGAATATTCACAATCAATAGCAGACTGTGTAGGCGGCGGATGCGAATACTTCACATTACCAGATTTTTCAAGGTGAGCTTCATGCCCGGGGATGTATATATATGATCCCCAAGTCATACCGTGTGTAGCATGGTCTTGAGCAACATAATACCTAGTTGCGTCTGATGGAGCAGTACTTATAATAGCTTCATCTGGCAAATAGTTTTGACAGTTGACAGTGTCGGATTCAGTAGATTCATCTCCGTCATTACATATCTGAAAACCGCTTCCCATTTGTTTTACGTCAAACTGTTTACCAAGGTTATTTTCTGTTGGATAAATTAAACTAGTTGTATAAGGGTTAGAGAACAAAGCAGTAAATGGTCCACCGAAGACACCTGTAGATGGATCGGCTTTTAAAAATACATTCCATCTATAACCCCTAGTACCTTGAATTATACTCTTTGCAGTATAGAGACATACTTCAGGTTCGGGATCACCACCAGTACCACCACTAGATCCACCATCACCACCAGTACCACCACCAGATCCACCACCAGTACCACCAGTACCACCACTAGATCCACCACCACTGCCACCACCACCAGTACCACCACTAGATCCACCATCACCACCAGTACCACCACTAGATCCACCATCACCACCAGTACCACCACCAGATCCACCACCAGTACCACCACTAGATCCACCACCAGTGCCACCACCACCAGTACCACCACTAGATCCACCATCACCACCAGTGCCACCATTAGATCCACCATCACCACTAGTACCGCAAACATAAAGCAATGACGTATACGTGGGATGTTGATACACGTTATATTGTGTACCATAACTATAATTGGTAGCCAACATATCACCACCAGAGCCTGCTGGTGTGGCGGCGTTACCATCCTTAATTTTGTCATATAAATGACCTTCGCTAGCACCATCTTTCCGCCAATATTTAGTGCCGTTTACATTTTCTATAGTGACTGTTAATGGGCAGATCTGATCGTCTGCACCAGTACCACCACCACCACCAGTGCCACCATTAGATCCACCACCAGATCCACCACCACCATCTTCATCTTCTAATTCAGCCATTATACATATATCATTTTCACCAACTTCATATCCAATAATACAACTACTGAATTCACAGACGTTTGATACATTTGTCTCGTATATGGCATTTGCGTCTGGGGTTCCCTCTGGTGTACAACCTTGTCCACTTTGGTCTAAAACACATATACCAGTACTATCTTGGATGTATGTAGTATCTTTACATCGAACAAATTTACATTTACCTTCTTCATCAGTAGTATACTCAGCATTTGGATCCTTCACTCCTTTGTGAGTGCATGTTTTATCTTGATTGATAATATACAATACAATTATACTCACGATAAGTACTATACAAATAAGTACAAGTACAGGTGTAATCATAATTTTATATTATTAATGTATATTATAATCACAATGAACAGACATGTTACAACTATCTTAATGGAAGCTCTCATCATCGGTATCATGAACGCCGCTCTAATTTTTGGTGTCAGTAAAATGAATTTGAATATTGAAACATCTATTCTACATCTTCTCACAGGTGCCCTCATTCATATCATCTTCGAATATACAGGGGGGAACAAATGGTGGTGTACCCAAACTTACAAATTGTAATGCACTCTCAGGTAATCCTGTCGTTGCCTAATATCATAAATCTCAATCTCCAAGTTTCTCTTCAACTCCATCGCTTCGCTCTTTCTCGTCTCGATGCGATGGTTTTCGAGCATCTTATAGTCTTCGTAAATCTTCTTCTCAAACTTCTTACTCGTAAGCTCTTTACGGTCCACCCTTGATAAATATGCCCATTCTGTAAGTCTAACGTAATTCTCAAAGGTGGCTTCACTCGAATCAGTTTCTTCAAAAATATTGATATCAAAAATTGGGGTAAATGCAGTGAAGTGTCGCATAGCAGCTTCTCTGGCCTTCTTCGTCATGCGTTGAATAGGCTTTGAAGTTCTGATCATAGTTTTAGCCACCTTCAAGTCAGCCAAAAGTCGCCGAAGAAACTCCTCATTCTGTGTCCACTCATCATACCATTCAGGGTTCCAAGGCTCGTCATCACTCTCACTCTCACTCTCATCTACACCTCTCTGAACCACTTGAAAAGGGGCGCGACGACTGTCTGTAACGGGTGGATCGTTATTTTTTGGTATATTATCATGTACCTGTTTGAGGTTGTCGCACATTTCCAAATAGGTACCCTCAGGGATCAGTTTGGAAATGTCGTCCAGACATTGCATAATATTTCGAAGATTATCCATTTTTACATAATTTATGGGTAGCGCGTTTTCACTTAGGTCCTAAACACTATCAAGTCTTTCATCAGATTCTTCCAACCACTCAAGTTTCTTCATAATAGATTCACAATACTTTTTCCTAAAATCATTTTCAATCTCAACGTATCTCTTATACAGATGATTCCAATCAGCTTCGGAGAATCCTATATCAACTTCTTCCAAACCATACATAAAACAATAATGTCTCTTGACATCCATTCTCACCTTCTTGGTGATACGTTTGAGAGGTTGGTTAGATAGATGTTCTTTCTCCAAATAGGATATCTGTCCCTGTATGAAATCGCTATCTGTACACAAGGCTCTATCGAAATAATGGTCACTAAAATATTCAAGCGCTTCCGATGTTGGACCGATTTCGGGTATTGAGAAAATATCATACTCGAAGAAGTATATAGGGTCAGTCATCTTATTGTATGCTTTCTTCAAATGTTTACATAATTCGAGGTAATCTCCCTCCGGTAAAACTTTAGAATGTTTGTCAATCAATTGCATAACTTGAAGGAGATCATTCATACGTACTTATAGATAAAATTAATTTGTCTAAGTAACTTAACCGATGTATGACAAGTCTGATTGTCAAATAGGTGTAGTGCATATAGGATATGGTGCATTTCATCGAGCACATCAGGCCATGTACATCGATGACTATATGGAAAAGACTGGCGACCTTAAATGGGGAATTGTTGCAGTCAATCTCATAAATGAAGGGTTCAGGGAGATTGATAATTATATACTGAAAACACCATCCAAGTATAGGATGGTTCGATCACATCTGGACTATATTGACTGGACAAAGAATAGGACCATCGCTAAGCACTTACTCACTTTACCAAGTGTTCATCTCATAACCATAACTGTCACAGAAAGTGGATATACCCCATGTTCACCCCTCTTCGAATATCTAGCGTGTGGTCTCAGAAACAGAAAGACCCCTATCACCATCTTATCATGTGATAATATTCGTCAAAATGGTAAAGTTCTGGAGGTAAATTTGTTGGCCTATTTGTACCAAACAAATCAACATGAACTTGCAGATTGGATTAAGGAAAATGTCAAATTCCCTTCATGTATGGTTGACCGCATCACCCCTAGAGCAACTGATATACTTCGTCATGAAGTTGAAGAATTGTATCCAGGTTTCGGTCATACAGCTGTGCAAACGGAGGAATATACTCAATGGGTGATAGAAGATAACTTTGCATCAGACTTTCCAGACCTTTCTAAAGTTGGTGTTGTCATCACCAAAAATATTGAACCTTATGAAGAAACTAAGATTAGGATTCTCAATGGCGGTCATACTTCCCTCGCCTACTTGGGAGCCCTCTCGGGTTACGAAACTTTCGACCAGGTTATGAAGGATGAAGGGCATCGTAGACATTTCAGAAAACTACAAAATGATGAGATCATACCATCAATTGATATCGAACTCCCCTTTGACATTCATAAGTATGTAGAACAGGTTGAAGAGCGATTCTCAAATGCCTCGAATTTGGATGTTCTTGATAGAATTTGTATGGATGGATTCACCAAATTTCATACATTTATAGTTCCCTCTTTACGAAAATGTTTGGAACAGGGTATACGACCTGTGCATATATATAAGAGTATAGTTGCATGGTATATATATTCCAGAAAGTTTGCGAAGGGGTGTAAAAAAATTAAATATACAGAACCCAATTGGTTGTTACTTGAACCCCTCTTGAGGGATGGGGCTGTTGATAATTTTGTTTCGAATGAAAGATTATGGGGAGATATTCCAAGAAAGTACGTCACATTCACGAGAGAACTAAAAAGTATGCTACTCTCACAAACCTATGAAAAGGAGATTGACTTATTGGTGGAGGATTAACAAAAGTGAGCACGTAAATCGACCTTTTCCTCCTCGAAATCCTCTAGATCCGTGTTCTCACCATCCTCATCCATCTCACATGCAAGACATTCTCCATCAAACATGTGACAGATGTGCTCACCATCCTCAACCGTTTCTTGTGCTTTCTTAATCTCGTCGAGTTCTTTGAGACGTTTATTAAGTCGGTCGATC